ATTAAACTCTATATTTGAAATGATTGATAACAATATACCAGAAGAAGAATTAAACTTTAACTCATTATCTATTGAAAGTATTACTTCTCAAAATCAACAACTAGTAGAACCTACTGAAGAAAATAATGTTGAAAAAGTAGAAGAAGTACAAGGGATTGAAGAAGAAACTCTACAAAAAGAAGAAGTTCTTAATAATACAACAGACGTTGTTGAAAATACTGTAGATCAGCCGGAAGAAAAAGAAGTTGATCCTGCAACAGAAGGTTATAGTAATGAAGCCTATCAGGCAGCGTTAGAATTAGCTCAAGAAAACGGTTTGTTAATTATACCTGAAAATCTTGAAGGTGATATGACTGCTGAAACTTGGGAAAACATACTTTCTGAAAATAGAAGAATGCAGTATGAAAATGTATTTAATGATATTAAATCTCAAGCGGGTGATGGGTACGTCGCAGATCTTTTAGAATTTGCATATAACGGAGCTACTTGGGATGACATTAAAGCAATGCAGGATAACATTGATAACCAGATTAACGTAAATAATCTTGATGTAACTAATGAAGATCATCAACGTTATTTAATTGAAGAGTTTTTATCTGATGGTTTAGACCCAGATAATCCAGCTCATAAACTCAGGTTATCTAAAATTGATCAAGATGTAGATGCTATCTTTGATCGTTTAGAATCAGAAGATATGGCAACAAAAGCTAAGGAATTCTTTTCTGCAAGATTTGAACAAGAACAAGCATTGCTAGTTCAACAACAAGAAGAAAACAGACTCTATCAACAACAACAAGAACAGTTGAGGTTGAGACAAGAACAAGAATGGGCTGAAAACTTTCAAAATACGTTAGAAAGTAGAAAATGGTCCAGAGAAAAGAAAGACGCTGTTGTTTCTCAATTTGACATTGTCGAATTAGATTCTGGAGAACAGGTTGAAATGTGGAAATATAAATGGAATAATTTGTGGAAAAATCCTCAAATGGTTCAAGTTTTTATGGATTTTATGTCTGACATAGATCCTTATACAATGGAATTTAAAACTAGGAACGAAAGTATTAATAAACAAGTATCTAGTAAAATTCAACAACTATTAAATAGTAAAAATCAAAAAGGTAAAAATAGTAGTAAATTTATCCCTAATAAACGAAGTAAAGGTGATAAGCCAACTATTATTGATCCAAGAAAATTATAAATTAATTTAAACTTTTATTTAACAAAATTTAAAATAGAATGGCAACAATTACATTTGAAAATGCAAAATATGTGCATAATGGACAGCTAAGACCTACCGTTCTAACTGATGGTCTTTTAGCTAACGGTACCATTAAAGGTCTTCACTTGTCACAAGCATTTGGAACAGAAGGTTTGGCAAACATTAATATGGGTTATGCTCAAATCTTTTCTGCAACTAACCGTTATTACGGTAAACCTTTAGTGGGTATGACAGAAGCAAAAGGTAAAGTTAAAACAATTGATCGTAGAGGATTCCGTTGGGAACTATCTGGTGGTAATACTCAGAAAGCTCGTATTACTCAAGTAGTATGTCCTGATGATCGTCCAGGTCTTCACAACCAACCATTCGACATCGTTGTCGATAAACCTTGGTTTAGTGTTTCTGACATTATCATTCCTCAAAGTAATAGAAAACAATGTCGTGTAACTACTTATGGTCAAGGACAATCTCGTTCTCACCACCAAGTAGGACCTAACGCATTCCGTTATACTATTCAATATATCACTTCTAATCCTAATGAATATTTAGATCGTAAATTCATTGAAGTTGGTTCAGAATGGTGTAAAGTATCTAGTGCTGTAGCTGATGAAGATAACATTGATGCAGGTGGATTCCACTTCTACTCAATCTTCGAAAGCGAAGGTCAAATTCAACAACATGCTGTTAAAGTAGCTGTATCTGATAAAGCTGCTCGTAGAGCTAAACAAGCTGCAGATCGTGGTAATTTTAACGATGATCAATTCGGTAAATATTTGAAAATGTTGTGGGTAGATTACGGTGATAAAGTAGAAGGAAAACCTCTTGCTCGCTTTATGGCTTTGTTAGATGCTGAAGCATTTAATGAACTATACCAAAACTGTGAGTGGACATTGATGTTTGGTAAAAAATCAAACAACATGGTTTCTCCTGAAGGTCATCAAATTCTTACTTCTTCTGGTCTACGTGAGCAATTGGAATCAGGTTATACTTTACGTCATAACGGATCATTGTCTCTAGAAGAACTTGAAGATTGGTTCGATTCTATCATGAAAGATAAAATCTCTGAAGGTGAGCAGCAAATCGTATTGAGTGCTGGTCGTGAATTCCGTAAGATGTTTGATAGAATGATTAAAGCTGATGCTAAGGCATTTACTACAGTTGATTCTGTATTCATTCGCAATGGTAAAAACTTCCGTAACTTAGACTACGGTTCTTATTTTGCTACTTATTGTGGTTTTACAGTTGACATTTCTGTAATGGAAAATCCTGCATATGACAATCAATATTTCTGTCCTCAAATGCACCCTGTAAGAACAAACGTATGTATTGATTCTTGGAGAGCTGATATCCTTGACTTTGGTTCTAGTAAGCAACAAGGAATGGGTGGAGAAACTGATAACATCTGTATGGTACAAGAGTCTTACTGTGATTACAATATTAGCTATAATGGTAAATGGTACGGACACCACGATGGTAAATCTGGAATGCCTATTACAGATGGTGGTCTAGGTCAAGCTGGTGGAGTATCTGGTTATACTATTCATAGAGAGAAATCTTGTGGATTGATGATCGCTGATATCACACGTTGTGGCGCAATTTACTTGTCTACTGAAGATTAATACTAAACTAAATATAAACTAAAACAAAATAACAATAAATAAATATTATGGTTACATTATTTGAGAGAAATGAAAATAGAAAGATTCGTATTGAACCGAATCCTTTCAAACCTGTGAAGCAAAAATTTAAAATGCGAGTCAGAAAAATAAACAATGGAGTGCCTGTGGTAAACTTAAACGGAGATCCTGTATATACAGACGAAACACCAGAGTCGTTATACAGGGTCCCTGGTACCCATACTCGTATATGTGTTGCTAGAACAAATAACGGTGTTAAAACAGGATTAAATATATTAGTTAAAAATCCATATAAGGATAATGATGTATTTAAAGTAGAATGGGCTGAAAGAATCCTTAAAGGTAAGGAAAAAGTTCTTTTACAACATCTATTAGAATATGAATTTGACTTTGAATTTGATTATTTAACACATAGAATACCAGAAGGAGCTATTGCTTCTGATAGTCCTAATAAGAAGTTTTTTCAACTACCTGAGTCTAAACCTATGTTAGATGGTAATGTTAAGTTTTTAGACGTAAGCACTAACCCTGTTCATCGTATCAACTACTATACGTTATTAGCTTCTAAAGAAGTAGCTAACTCTTGGGAAGATCTTGAGAATGGTGGTAATACAGACGCTTTATGGTATATCGTAGATGAAGAAGCAAAACAAATAAGAGAGAAATCTAAAGCTATGAGAACTGTAGAAGGAGGTTCTGCTATCAAAGAATTAAATGATAGTAATTCTGATGCAATTATTCATATGGCTAAAGCTCTTGAATTAAGCGAAGCTTCTGATAGAAATATTACCAAAAATAAAGCATTTAACGCTGTATATAACTACTATAATAAAGGTGGTAAGGAATTTGATAACTTTATGGATTGGTACTCTATATGGAAAGATCCTGGTACTAGAAATCGTTTCTTAGCTGCTTCTGAAGTATATGATTATATTCGTTACGGAGTAGTTTCATATAAAAACGGTAGATATACTTGGTATAAAGCAGTACCTGGTCAAGCAACAGAAAACTTCACATTTAATGGTAAGAATAATTTTATTAACGAATTCCTTCTTGACCCAGCAATGCAAGAACATGTAGAGCTATTACAAGAAGAGTATGAAAACAAAATTAGATAATGAGAATAGAACAAATGCATTATAAGTTTGAATTAGGTTTAGATAGAGTAGCCTCTAACGATAGACCTGATTTCATGCCATGGGAGATAGATGAATATCTCAATGATGCTATTTGGATTTTTCTTAAAGAAAGATATTCTATAGATCGTAATAAAAATCGATTTGAGGTAAATCAGTTAGTAATTTCTGCATTATCAAATTTACATATTAAATCTCCCGAGTTACAGCCTTCAGTAACACCTCTTAATTTAAATAATGGAGTGTATGAGGTTCCTTTAAACTTATTAGGCGATAATATTAACGGTCAGTATTTTAGATATTTATTCTTAACTAAGGCTGAAGCTACTATAAGTAAAAATAACTGTACTCATAAAGTAAGAGTAAAGTTTTATCAAACAGATGACAGAAAGAACACTTTCGATGAACCTGATTTTGATTGGAAAATAGTTCATGGTAGTTTTGGTAGATCTAATTTTATAACAACACCCGTAGAGTCTGGCATAATTGCAGATTCTATGGATGTTACTTCTAATATTATTGACGACCCTAATTTA